GGGGATAAGACATGGCATCTATTATTAACGCTTCAACCTCGTCAGGTATCGTTCAAACCGCTGATACAAGCGGTGTATTAAAACTTCAAACTGCTTCTACTGATGCGTTGCAAGTTAATTCAAATCAGACAGTTCAAGTAGTTTCTGCTATTGGCGTTGGCGGTGCAACTCCAACTTCTAGTGGTGCTGGCATTACTTTCCCAGCAACTCAATCCGCTTCTACTGATGCTAATACATTAGATGATTATGAAGAAGGCACTTGGACACCAGCAATTCAAGGTTCATCTACAAACCCAACTGTTTCTTACAATTTCCGACTTGGAACTTATGTAAAAGTAGGTCGTTTAGTAACTTTAAATGGACACTTTAGAACTTCATCCGTAAGTGGTGGTAGTGGTGATGTGTGGATTACTGGTTTGCCTTTTGCGGTAGATTCTACAAGTTCATATACAACAGTTGGTGCAATGTATCAATTTAATACTGCAACTTCAAAATATGGAACTTATGTGCGTTTAGATAATGGAAGCACTCATGTGGACATTTTTTATGGTTCATACAATGTGCAAAGTTCTCAATTTGCCGTTTCTGATTTAGGAACAGGTGCATTTCAAAATGAAACTGCTTTCACTATTAGCTACCTTGCAACGGCTTAAGGAATAAAAATGGCACTTACAGAAAAAATTGAAATTGACAGAATTGAAGTGGTAGATATGGGTGTAATTCAAGTTCGTCAAGCTACTATCATTGAACGAGATGGAGAATTTGTATCAAGAACATTCCATCGTTGGGTATTAACGCCTGATATGGACATTAGCGACCAAGAACAAAAAGTTCAAGACATTGCTAATGCCGCATGGACACCTGAAGTTAAAGCCGCATACGAAACATTTAAAGCTGAACAGGCAAACAAACTAGGAGTATCAGCATGACAATCACGCTAAATGGCGATACTGGCATAACAACGCCAATGTATAACGGCACTATAAGTGCTAACGCAGTTACTCCTTCTGTAAGTATGAAAAATAGGCTGATAAATTCAGCGATGGTTATTGACCAAAGAAATGCTGGTGCTAGTGTTACTCAAACAACTTCAAATTTATATCCTGTTGATAGATTTTTGATTTATGGTTCTGTAACTTCTAAATTTACCGCACAACAATCTTCAACTGCACCTGTTGGATTCTCTAATTCTTTAATTATTACTTCTTCTGCGGCAACTACGCCAGCTTCAGGTGATTTGTATATTTTGCGTCAAGCTATTGAAGGTTACAACATTGCAGACCTTAACTGGGGTAGCGCAAACGCAAAAACTGTTACTTTGTCATTCTGGGTGCGTAGTTCATTAACTGGTTCTTTTGGTGCGTCAATCACAAATGGTGATGTAAATAGAAGCTATCCTTTTAGCTACACAATTTCTGCCGCAAATACTTGGGAACAAAAATCAATCACTATTGCTGGCGACCAATCAGGTTCTTGGAATACAACCAATGGAACTGGAATCAGATTATATTTCAATCTTGGTGCTGGTTCTTCTTATAACGGAACTGCTAATGCTTGGGCTACAACTTCTGATGTAACTTTCCCAAGCGGTTCTACTGCCGTAGTAGGAACAAATGGTGCAACCTTCTACATTACTGGTGTTCAACTAGAAGTAGGAAGTAGTGCTACTAGCTTTGATTATCGTCAGTATGGTCAAGAGTTATACCTTTGCCAACGCTATTTTCAAAAATACACTTACGCTAACTCAACAGTAGTTGTTAGTGGTTTATGTGATTCTTCTTCTAATGCTTCTTGCGGAATGAATTTTATGCAAGAAATGAGAACTTCACCAACAGTTACATTACCTGCGGCTGGTAGTGGAAGTGGACAACAAGCATTTTTAACTTCAGGTGGAAACTATCCTTCTACTATTGGGACAAATTCTGCTTTATACATTACTGCAAATAACTTTAAGATACAAGGTTCAGGATACACTTCAGCATTTACGCAAGGTAATGCGGCATGGCTATATTCAACACAAACAACATCAATTACTGCTTCTGCGGAGTTATAAATGTATAAATTATTATCTCAACAAAAAACACCTAGTGGATTAGTTGATGCTAACGCAATTTTGCGTATTGCAGATAATTCATTTATTCCACTAGATGAAGCCAACACAGACTACCAAGCCTACCTAAAATGGGTTAGCGAAGGCAATACACCATTACCAGCGGATGAGTGATGTCTGAAATAGATTTAGTCAAATACGGAGTATTGTGGCAGAAAGTTGAATCTTACGAAGCCAAGTTCGATGAAATATCGAAAAAGCAAGATAAGATGGAAGCGCAACTTGAACAACTGATCGCAAACTCCAACAAGCAACAAGGCATGGCATGGCTAGGCATTGGTATGCTTACTGCCCTATCCACGATTGGTGGATGGCTAATTCATTGGTGGACAGGAAAATAATGTGCCTGACTTTACCGAAAAGGTTAAGACCTTAACTGGTAGTCTTGATTCTGCTCGGGAAAGCTCCAAAGCGCTTACTAAAAGCGTAGAAGATATAAAGAAAGATGGTCGTGATGTTGCCACACAGATGGCACAAGACCGAATTAGGGCAAAGCGTGAAGCTGATGTAAAGAAGCGTTTAGCTATCCATAAAGCTCTTGCTGAATACAGACAACGCAAACTTATTAGCCAAGAGGAGTATAGCCTCAAGGTCAACTTTTTGAGACAATTCCCTAATAAAGCAGTTGGCGAAAAAGAATGGGCAGAAATCTTGAAGATCAAAAAAGAACTTGAGGAGCTAGAAAAGAAAGAAAAAGCTCAGTTTGATGGCGATTTAAAGAACATTCGTAGGGCGCAACTAATGTGTTTTATCGTAGCAGCATGGATAGCTTATGTAATCGTATGGGGTGATAAATAATGTTTGGAATAGACGATTTAATCAATACTGGCTTAAAAATCATTGACAAGGTAATACCTGATCCACAAGCCAAAGCACAAGCTCAACTAGAGCTTCAAAAATTAGCTCAAGATGGCAAATTAGCTGAGTTGCAAGCTGATATGAATGAGGCTAACAATATCTCAGATCGGTGGAAATCAGACCTTTCTAGCGATTCTTGGTTAGCTAAGAACATTCGACCTTTAACTCTTATTTTTATTCTTTTTGCATACTCATTCTTTGCGTTTATGTCCATGTTAGGGCATGAGACTAGAGGCGCTTATGTAGAGTTGCTAGGTCAATGGGGAATGTTAGTAATGACTGCCTATTTTGGCGGCCGTAGCTTTGAAAAGATTATGGAAATGAAATCAAAGGCTAAAGAATGAAAACTGTTGACTATGTAATTTTGATGGTTTCAACTACTTTATGTTTAGTTGTTTTGGGAATGGTTGGCAGTTTGCTATCTGCGATCTTTGATCCTACAATCCCTAATGAACCTATTTTGGCAGTTATTTCACCAGCTTTTTCAGGCGTAATTGGTGGATTTATAGGAATGCTTGCTGGTGTAAATTTAGCTCAAAAGGATGAAGAAGATGGTAACGAGTGAACAATTAAGCGCTTTAGGGATTGGATTGGAATGGGTAGAACCATTAAACGAAACCTTTGAAAAATACGAGATCAATACCCCTAAAAGACAAGCTTGCTTCATTGGTCAATGTATGCACGAATCAGGTGGTTTTAAGCACCTTGTAGAAAACCTTAATTACTCTGCTAAAGCGCTAGTCGCAACATGGCCGTCCCGTTTTCCAAACATTGAATACGCTATGGAATATGAGCGTAAACCTGAGCGTATCGCCAACAAAGTGTATTCAGGTCGTATGGGAAATACCGAAGAAGGCGATGGAGCTAAATACATTGGTCGTGGACTTATCCAGTTGACTGGCAAGGAGAACTATGCAAACTGCGGATCTAGTTTGGGTGTGGATCTTGTTGGGAATCCTAATTGGCTATCTGATCCTAAATATGCGGCTCTAAGCGCTGGTTGGTACTGGAATAAAAGGCAGCTAAATTCTTTAGCTGACAATATGCAGATTGAGGAAATGACCAAAAAGATTAATGGTGGAAATATAGGACTTGAAGATCGTAAAGCAAAGATCAACAAAGTCCTAGACATCATTTCCTAAATAGGATGGTTAGGCAGACATTAAAGGATGCGATAAGTAGGGATTTTTTCTGCCTTCATACCTACAGTTAGCAATCGCCAAATTTACATCCTATGCCCATCCTAAAAACGGAATAGGCTCTTTAGGCTCTGCTTTTTTCCTTTTTAATACCTTTGCCTCAGTTGGTTGATTTAAAAGCGGTAAAGGCGTATTTAAGCGCTTTACGGCATTGTCAGGATGGAGACACCATTTGTTACCCATTTTGGCAATCATTTCCTTAGCTACTACCTTGTTATGCTCCACTAAAAGCAAGTAAATGTCATAGCTAAAATGCCCTGCGCGGATCATCTGTTTTAGTAAGTTTTGGTCGTTTTTTGTCATTGTGTAGCCTTTTCAATAAATCGGTTATTAGCTTGATTAGTTCTCCAAATGTCAACCCTGAGTTGCGCGCCAGTTAGTTGCCATTTTAGTTTTTCCTCAATCTCAACTGCTTCTTTAAGACCATCTAGGATTTCCCTATATTCGCTTCTAGCATAAGCATCGCGTTCCTGACCAGCCATAGTATCTACGCCAGCTAACAAAGCTTCTTGCATGAGTAAAGCTTTCTTAGATTTTCTAAATTCCTCTAGGTAAACCCTTTGAGCCTTAGCTTTGGCATATAGCCCTGCGTTTTTTAACAAAAAATCTACTGCTTGATTTGGATTAATTTCTTCCATCACTTCTCCTTTTCTACAAGTTTCATGCCGTAATTGTTAACTTCAGTAGGAATAACTATTCCTTCTTTTTTGATTAATCGGTTCTTTTTAAAGACTTTGTAATTGACATGGTGATGCCAACGACTAAATCTCCAAACCACTTTTGCAATGTCAGGATGCAGCTTTTCGATCATTTGAGACTTTGGCAAAGTGCCTTCTATTGCATAAAACTCATCAGTATTGCCACCTTTAAGGGTTTGCGTTTGCGCTTTTTCTTGTAAGAAAGCATTGAACTGAATGGTGCAATAGCCATCTTTTAAAGCTCTGATTGATAAATCGGTATCCTCGTTGTATCTGCCACGCCATCTGTAAGGAATGTCGTTTTTAATCAACAAACAGGAATAAATCCTTGTATTTAAGGTATATGGTGGCAGTTGTTCTTTGGCTTTAGCAAAGAAATCATAGTTAAAACCAGCAATCGCTACATTTTCGTAACGATTTACAAAATCTTCAGCTGCTTTAAATACTGCGCCACTTTCAACTTTGACCATCAGATTACGATTTAGCCTGTTAAACGAAGCGATGTTGTCATCCATAACCCAATGCCATTTAGCGCCTAGACTGATGGAATGATCCCATGCGTAATTACGAGCAGCGCCCGGTCCTTTGCCTTTAGAGCTGCCAAGATCATCACAAGTATCGTAGGTTTCCAAATATTCAATGGGTAAAACTAATATTTTTAAAGGATCAATCATGGCTGCATACTCATCAAATTCTTGTTTTTCAACGATGATGTAGTAAGGCACATTCATTTTTTCTAAGGCTTTGCTAGTCAATCTAGTTTTCCAACGACCTTTAGAAACAATGTAAATTGGGTAATCATTCTTCATTTACATACCTTAAATGCGATGCTTTTCTTGGTTCTGCATAAGGAAACCAAATGGTCTTTTGCTTTTCAGATATGTATTGACCCATCAATTCTTGAAATTTAGCGACATCCTCAGCGTTACGGAATCGAACATTAATAACCCTGTATGGAGTTAAATCTTCCATAACAAACTCAGGCATTCCTTCCCATTCGAGCTTGGATTCTTCAAACAATAATTCTTGAGCTGGATTGTTTTTAGCGTATGGCATATCAGAACCTTGCAGCCTCAAACTTAAATACAGGCTTATTAACCTTTTTAGCCACAATTTTCCAATCAGGTCTTAAAGAAACTAAATACTCAGCTTCAGCACGACTTTTAACCTTGCGAATCATGCCTAGCTCATCGTATATGTAGTAAATCATTTGATCTCCAAAAAGTTAGTCATTGGAACGCCAAATTCTTCAGTAAATTGTTGGCTTTTACGATCAAACCAAAAGCCTAGTGTGCCTTCCCATTCGCCATTTCTTTGCTTTGCACAGACTAGGTAGGTATCAGGTTTGGTGTTATCAGGAAGCATATTGACTTCTGTTTCCTTTTCTTTCTTACGATTCCTAGCGATTAAGAAAACATTGTCTACAAGGTCAGTAATGATTCCCGAACCTTTGATGTCTTTCTTTTCCGCGATCTTATCGCCTTCACCTGACTTTCTAAGGTGATGGACTAGGTGAATGTGAAGATTGGTTTCTTTTGCTACATCGCACAATGAATCTACAAAGTCTTTTTGTCCGTTGTAATCATCTTCACCTCTAACACACTTCATCATGGAATCAATAATGATGTGTTGAATGCCTAATTCTTTAGCAGAATACCGACACAAGGAAACGGCTTGCCACGCCTCTAAACGACCTACATGGTCATATAGGTATCCCATGTCCATTTTCCACGCTGAAAACGCCTTTAAATCGCTTCCTGAAGGCATTGATTTGCCAGTCGCTTGTCTAGCCATACGAGCAAGTGTTTTGTAGGGCTGCATTTCTAAGCTTGCAGTAAGGACTTTTTTGTTCTGAGCAAGTAAGCCTAATTTGAGTTGTCCAAGCATCATGGATTTGCCTGATCCATTTTCACCAGCCCAAATACTGACCTCAGCTTTACGCAAACCAATGAGTTGGTCAGTCTTGTGAAAAGGTAGCTTATCGCCATCAATTCCATGTGATCTTGTAGCGAAATAATGCGCTACTTCATCCTCAAATTCAGACTTTTCCCTAACGCGATTACGAATTTCTTGGGTTTCTTTGTAGGCATCAAAGTCAATGTCAGAAGTTATGAGCATACAGAGTAGATTTCCTTTTCGTTTAGGGAATAGATTTCGCCAGTTGAATCTGTAGCTACTATCTGACTTGGCTTGGTATTGGCTATTTCGGCAAACCATTTTGCATATAGTTCATCGGTACATTCAAGACCATGAATTAAATGCACAAACTTGCCTTTAAGCATAGCAAGGTCATTAGGCTTAGGTCTTGATTTTTGCGTATAAATCAAAGGTATTCCATCAGGACTATTGCCATCATAGTTTTTAGGACTTTTGCCTACTATCACGATTACATGGTGCGTAAGCTTGTTTACTGTATTTTGACCAATCATATAAATTTCACTTTCTCCACTTGTTGAACATCAATAATTTCATCTTCCCAACGCTTATCTCTTAACCATCTTTCAGCATCTTTACGAAACTTACGCTCTACATTCTTTGCCTGTAAGGTAGCTTTACGCATTATTGTTGCTACTAAAAAAATATCAGGATTAATACTTTTCCAAACCTTAAAAGCATTGGCTTTCCCTACTGGCTTGTCATAGACTTTCCAAAAAGATTCAAACGCCTCTGTATATTGGTTAGTGGTTATTGGTTTATGGTTAGTGGTTAGGGTTATTTGTGGTAACCCTTCCAAAACCGATTGGGTTTTCTTAGGTCTACCACCTAATTTCCCTATACGCTGATTGACTTCTGCCTTATGGTGATACTTAGAAATCTCCTCATCACACCTCAAATGATGCCAACCATCATCTTGCAAAACAAAAAACTCAGATAAAACTATCCCAACAATATCCTTAACAGAACCCAAGCGTAAGCGTCTAATAACCGATTGGGTTTCTACTGGGATAGGCAATTCAGTATCGTAATAGTAGTTAATAAGCTTGAAATAAACCGCTTCTTCTTCAAGACTTAAATGGCTAGTAGCCAAATGCCAGTCCCCTATGTTGAACTTGTAATAGTGCATTTCAGTCCTTTTTAAAAAGGTCAGGTCTTAGCATTTCTCTTGTTAAACGCAACTCAGAAAGCTGCTCAATTTGGCGCAAATACTTAAATGGAATCTTGGTTTGACCCCATAAAACAACAGTATTTGGGCGTATTTCAAGCTTTTCAGCTAGGTTCTTTAAAGATCCAAATTCGATCTTTAATAAATCAGTTGGCTTCATAAAATCTCCTTTTTTGCAGACTATACTCCTGTTTGAGATTGTTTGCAAAGGTTTTAATGGGTAGGGAAATTACCTATGAAAAACTGTTAAAATATTTGAAAAAAGTTGTTGCAAAGATCAGAAATGGTATATACTGAAGGCTCTTAAACAAGTGATGAAGGAGTTAGTGATGTTCAAAAAACTATTATTCAAAACCAATTCTTTTGGCTTTATTGACAAACAAGGCAAATGGGTTGCTACAGAAAAATCTCAACCAGTTGGTGGCGTTTTAATCCATGAAAGCGAATGGGATAAATACAACTTTCGCGTTACAGGCAAAATTCCCCAAATTCACACAGTTGACTGGTCTTTAAAGTTTCGTCAAGCAGAAATCGCAGAATGCAACAAAAGATGGGATAGCTTGCCTCAAGATTTAAAAGATTATTTTTGTGATCGTGCATTTAACTAAGGAGTAAGTGATGAAACCAACATTAATCGATTGGCTAGGCGTAATTATTCTTGGCATAGTATTGGGCGCGATGTTTGCGATGGGTGCTTAACATGATGTCCATGCACGATAGATATTACGAACCTGAAGATGATGATTTAGACTTGCTTGATGATCGTATTGCCGAGCTTATGAAAGACGAATACGACCCATCCAATGTAAGCCACATGGCAGAAGCTATATCTGAGGCTTCAGCAAATGACCAAGAAATTATCCGCGACTTTATTGAAAACAAAGAATGGGATAAGTTAGGCGCAAAACTCTATTACATGACCTATGAATACATGGAGAAATTTGCAGAAAATCATGCTCAAGAAGATTTGAGCGCAGGCTTTTTACACGACTAAAGGAAAAGTGATGTCATATTTAGAACTACGCAAAATCAATGTAAACGAACATACCGAAAAGAAAGGCAAATTTACCTATCTTTCTTGGGCTTGGGCAGTAGATCAGCTATTACAAGCAGACCCATTGGCTACATGGGATTACCAAGCTCCTATGGCTTTTGGCGATACTTTAATGGTCTTTTGCTCAGTAACGGCATTTGGTAAGACTATGACTGCTCAGTTGCCAGTATTAAATGCTCAAAACAAAGCCATTGCCAATCCTGATGCCTTTGCAGTCAATACGGCTATGCAACGATGCTTGGCTAAGGCAATCGCTTTACATGGCATTGGTCTATACATTTACGCTGGTGAAGATATACCTGAAGAAGAAGCAGTTGACCTAACAACTCAAGCAGATACATGGTGCTTGGCTATTGATACCGCAAAGGATATGGATGAACTCAAAGTTATATATGGCAACGCCTATCACCAGTTGTCAAAAGATAAATCAGCAGTCGCTAAGATTTCCGCAGCCAAAGATGCCAAAAAAGCAGAACTGGCAACTAAAAGCAATGTTTGATGAGATTCTCAGAAAAGAAAAGAAAGCTAGAAAATGAAAGCATTTCCAACTCCATCGGTAGTTGAAGATACAGGAACTCAATATCAAACCACTTCTGCATCAAGCGGAATGGATTTGCGTGATTATTTTGCCGCAAAAGCATTGCAATCACTTATATCCCTTTGTTATGAAAAATTTGATGTTGCTAAAGACAAAGAAATTCTTGTGCAAGATTCTTATGAAATAGCTGATGCAATGATTGAGGCTAGAAAATGATTACTTTTACAACTGAAGATCGAGTTGCAGTTCAACAAGGAACTGATGAATGGCATGAG